ACCAAGGTTTTCAAATATAGCATGACATATAGTACCACGAAGACTTCCTTCGTTTGATCTATCAGGAAGTTTTAGATGATATTTGCACCAGTATTGCCAAGAACAAGTTTGTAATGTTTTTATTCGAGACGCTGATAAAGGTTTGTTTTCATAGCCGTCCATAATAAAATTTATATTTCTTCTTTAGCTTTTTCAAAGATTGAGAAAAAGATTTATTAACTCCTTTTTTATCCATCTCCTCTGCTATAGATATAACTTTATGCATAGAAATTTGATGATCAGCAGAAAAACACTGATCTTCATAAAAGTATATTTGCTCTTTTGTCATATCGCCAAAATCATTCCCATCAGGAGGACAAAAATAAATTCTATCAAAATCGACAGCATCTGAAAGTTTAAAAATAGATTTAACTGCACCTTCAAAACCTCTGTTTCTTTCTGATTCGCTATCATTATTATAAGAAATATAAATATTTTGTAAATTTAAAGCTGATAATCTTGAAATAAACTTAGGAGACATGTTTAAACCAAAAGAAACTAAAACATTTTTTATTCCACATTCGTAAAGAGCCATACAATCCCCTATAGACTCTACTATATGAACTTGTCTTTTTGATGTTATTTGTTGTTGAACTTCATCTATAGTAAAGTAAGGATAAAACCAATTTGCTGTTTTACCTTTGTGAAACCATTTTGGTCTATCATCATTAGTTATTTTTCTACCAGAAAACCCATGAATTCTTTTATCATCTCTAAGGACTGGGAAAACCATTCTTTGATACATAGGTCCAGAATGAGCTAGTCCACATTTGAAATCTAAAAGAGTAAGCTTTGATATATTTTTATTTAAATAAAAATCATAATGAGGCAATAATCTTTTAAGACAAGATTGATCGTATGTTTTTTCCTCTTTCAATAACTTTTTCTCAGTTCTTACACTTAAATTTGATGTTTTTAAGTTCTTTAGTATAGACTTAACATTAGATTTTTTAGTTGTTTTTTGAACAAGAACCTCAAATGGTAAATACATTGTATCTTCCACGTAATCTTTCCAAACGCCTGAATCTTTGTAAATTTGAAGAGCTGTAGTATTATCACCAGCCCTATATAAAGCATTAGTCCTCCAGTAAGGACCATGATCTGAAAGTTTATAACCTAAATTTTCTAAAACTTCTTTATAATTTGTCATGGCCTCAAGATCATTGGAACATTTTCGCTTTCATTGGCTTGAATGTTCACGTTCACACCTCTTTGAGCATCGACTATATCTTGAAGATCTCCTTTTTCTGTCACGGAGAAGTTTTTAAAGTCTAAATTAATATAATTTTTTTGTTTAGATCCATCATCCATTTCAACGTCATTTATGGCGCGAAGAGGATTTTTTCCTAAATGTCTAGATTTTAGATTTATAAATTTGTGTGTCCCTCTCTCCGCACCATCTCTACCCATTTCTTCTACAGTTTTCTTTCTCAATAAAAATAAGTGAGAACAAAATTGCGTGATGCCGTCAGACAGTGAAACGACACTTTCATCATCAACTATAGAATCAGCACCTCTGTTAGTTGTTATTCCATACCTATTCGCTTGTACAGAAGTTATCATAGAAACACAAGGATTACCTTCAAAGCAGAGTTCTCTATGTATTGCTTGTTTGAATCTATGAACCATGTAGGAAACTTGTTGCCATGGGCTATCTCCCATTTTAGAAAAATCACTTTTAATATAATCAAAACTAAAAATCATCGGATTGCCTCTTCCCACTTTTGTGTAATACAACCTTTTAAGAAGTGAACACATCTCGTCAGGAGTCATACCAGCCACATTCTCATAATAAAACTTCATACCTTTCACTTCATCAAGAGTGCGCCTAATTTTCTTTATCATATCCTCTGAGGAAACTCCATTATATGTATGAGTTCTCCACTCTCCTGTCTGAAAGAGCCATATAGGTAATCCTGTTAAAGCTGAAGCTTGCCTAAAAATAAGCTCTTCTTCGCTCATTTCTCCATTATCAAAATGCACTACAGGCACGTTATATTGCTTAGAAACTTTTGTTGTGAAGTCCATGCAAAAATTTGTTTTACCAACCCCAGATCTAGCGACTATAACAGATATATTTCCAGCGAGAAGCAAAGAGCCGTACATATCATTAACCCTTTTGTGCGGCCCCATCATCCCAAATTCTTTTTTAGGGTTATTACCTCTTTCCTCAATTATTGGACTCATCATCTCAAATAGATTTTGAGAATCTTCCTTTCCTACTTCAAAACTTTGAAGCTCATTATTATAGATTTTATCACACTCATCTATTATCTCTGAGTAAGGAATATTAGGGTCTATATTTTTAACATATTTGCTAACTTTAACACAAGCTTCATATATATGCCTTCTTGCCGTGTATTTTTTTAATTCTTTTACATTTGGAAGTAGCAAGTCTTCAGAAACAGGCATGAATGCCATAGATCTTATATACTCACCTACATCAATGCTATCTGGAAAAGAAACCCCTAAAGCATTTAATCTTTCAATAAGTATGTGTTCATCTATTTTTTCAGCATTATCAAGAGAACGCTTTACAATTTTAAAAATAGAAACATTTACTTTTGAATCTTCACTATAAAAATCTTCATCATTTAAGAAACTAGCAACCTCCTCCCACTTATGCTGATGTTGTAGGATGCAGCTTAAAACGTTTTTTTCTATGCTTTGAGAATTTATCATCTAGTAAGATTTTCGTCACTTTTTAAACTTAACTCTAGTAATTTAGTCAAAGCCATCTCTACACAAGAATTTTCTGTTTTACCGCTTATTACAGGTTCTCCTTCTGAGTTAACGTATACAAGTATGAATCCTCTATTTCCACCTGTAGATGACCCTGTTGAGTCATAAAGTTTTTGTAATAATGATTGTGGTAGTGCGCTTTCTTCTTCTACAAGAGACATTTTATATATTCTTTAAAAAATTTTCGTTAGGAAATTGACCCTCTACTATTTCAGATTCTAAAACTCTTAGCAAGGATATATTATTTATTTCACAAAAGTATTCTTTCTTCTCGTCTCGCTTTAGCTGAGAAAGAAAGTTTTGTCTTGAGTTTGAGTGAAAAAACTTGTTATACTTATAATGTTGATTGCCATCAACTTCAACTGCTATATTTCTAGTGGCATTAAAAAAATCAAAAGTTAATCTTGTTCCTGCAACTGGAAACTCTTCAAAGACAACATCTGCAAACCAATTATCATGCAAAAAATTTTTTACTGTTTTTTGAATCCCGCTCTTACAATTAGCATCCCAATCAATTAAATATTTTGCTGAGTTTGCTATCTTTTTTTTTCTACCGTTTGTACAAAGAAAAATCATTGCTCCATTATCTCTTTTTCTACAAACTCTTTTAATATATCTTTAATCTTAGGATTTTCCTCAAGGTTTTCTAAAATTTTGTTTGTACCTTGAAATTTTTCTGGCATATCCAATTTATTAGTTTTACAATGTTGAAGTAAAGCGGAATCAACTGTAATCCAAGAACTTCTCTTTTGCAAATAAGACCACATAAGAAGCATGTCTATTACTTCTTTTTCAACCCATATTGATCTTCCATTTTTTCTTCCATACTTTATTGGATACTGAACTGTCTGGCCTGTAGTTTCATTTGTAGATTTTAAAATTTGAACTGTAGCTATGTGACCTATAGGTTTATTTGTAAGGCTTAAAATAGCATTAGAGTCTTGCAAGAAGAGATCGGCTTGTTTTCTTTTTTTAAACTCTAGAATCCAGTCTGGATAATGTAGAATTGCATTTCCTCCACTACTATTAGTTTGATTGTTAGGGTCGCTTTTTGTATACTGACTGGCTTTTATAGCAGACCTGACTTGAGAAATCATGATGCACATGTGTCCAAACTTTGACATCCCAAGACTAACTCTCTTTAAAAAATCTGAAGTTATTAATGCTCCTGCGGCGACTTTTCTAGCTTCGTGAGTGCTTTTTTCTAAGTCATCTTTAGCTATCATCCCATCCATGCTATCAATAATAATGCAAAATCTTTCGTCCTCGCTATTGTTCTGAAGCAACCCTCTCAAATAATCTATTACAGTATCAAAGACATTACACTCAAAAACCAAACATGTTCCGCTAACCCATTCTGCTGGATCATATACAAATTTTAAACCAGATCTTTCTTTTATTTCATTACTTAATCTACCTTCTGCTTTTATAAATAAACCCTTAGCTTTATTTACACTTTTCAACATATTGAACATAACGTGCAAAGCTGCATTTGTTTTACCGCCTTCATTTGCTCCTATAAATCTATGTAACCCTGCTCCAAAACCACCACCCAGAACATGGTCCATATACATAGAGCCACTTGATACTAAATATTCCTCTGCGGCTTTTGCAAAATTATAATGATCATCTTTGTTTGATTTAAAATACTCACTAGAAAAATCACTAGAACTTTTACCTTTATCTTTTTTCTTACTCATCTAAAAATTGTCTTATGGATCTTGGTTTACTTACAATAACATCTTCACCCTTTTTCGAACCCTCGTCAACATAAATATCTTCTTTTACTTCAGGTTTAAATAAATATTCATGGTATTTTCTCTCTAAAAACCTTTTGCCGTCTTTAGTTTTAAACCAAAGCAATGAGTCTTTTATCCAACTCGGTACTGTAAACTTTGACAAAAAATCGTAGTCATCATAACAAATACCTAGCATAATTTTTGCTACATGTATTTCTCTTGCCATTTCTTTCCCAGATAGTTTTTTAGATAGACTTCTAGAAATAAAATTTTTTAATCTTTCATGACCCTCATTAAATGTTTTTGTCTTCTTTTTTTTCAAAAAGACCTCACCGCATTTACATTTTTTCAAGAAAGATGGAACCTTATCGTCCCCACATTTCGGACAGGTTTTGTAACCTCTAGGCATACTAAAAGTATAACCTAGTTAGATTTATTTGCAATATTTAAATCGTTTTTAACCATTTTTGTGACCAAGCCTGTAAAGTTTGTTTTTGGTTTCCATTCTAGATCTCTTCGCGCTCTAGAGGAATCACCATACAACAAATCAACTTCGGCTGGTCTATAAAATTTATCACTAATTTCTACAAGCAAGTCATCTCCATGATAATATTTTTCATGAACTCCTTTTCCTTCCCATCTACATATGGACCGATGAAATCCTGCTATATGAAAAGCCTCTTCAACAAATTCTCTAATAGTATGAGTTTCATCGGAAGAAAGCACATATTCTTTTGGTATATTGTTATTTTCTATATAAACATCGAATTGATCTTGATTTAGCATCCTCCAGATGCCATCCATGAAATCCTCAGAATCACTCCAATCTCTTTTAGAGTCTACATTGCCAAGAGTCAAGGGTTTAAATTTTTTATCATGAGCATAATTATAAGAAATCCTAGCGACATTTTTTGTTATCTTTCTTGTAACAAACTCTTCTCCTCTTCTGGTTCCTTCATGATTAAATAACCACCCTTGTATTGCATAAAGATTATAAGAATCTCTGTAAACTTTTACTAAATGCCTCGCAGAACATTTTGAAGCTCCGTATGGACTTCTTGGTCTTAGCGGGTGGATTTCACTTTGAGGTGTACAAAGTACATCTCCAAACTCTTCAGAAGATCCCGCATTGTAATACCTACAATCAGGTGAGTGTCGTTTGATTGCTTCCAACTGATGTAAGACAGCCAAGGCATTGGTCTCCATATGTTGAGTTGGCATTTTCCAACTAGTTCCAACAAAAGAATTTGCCGCAAAATTAATAAAGTAATCTGGATTATGCTCTGCAATTACAGCATCCGTATTTTGAGCATCTGTTACATCCAAGTCTATAAGAAAAAATCTATCTTCATCTTCAAGATGTTTTATATTTTTATGATTTTTAACACTAAGCCTTCTAGCTCCACCAATTATAGTATGGTCGGTTTCTGTTAATAAATAATCAACCATATTACTACCATCCTGCCCTGTAACGCCTGTAACTATTACTTTTTTCATTTTATCCAATCTTCTATATTTTTAGTAGGTTCCCAGCCTAAAATATTTTTTGCCAAAGAAAGATCACACAATGTGTCTTGCGCTTCTCCCTCTTTATCTTCTTTGTATATAATATTACTGCACCCGTACATTTGTGCAATTTCTTTTACAGAAAAATTATCTCCCCTTCCAAGTTCAAAAACTTCTCCCCAAGCTTGTTTTTTAATAATTAAAATTAATCCATCTACAATATCTTCCACATGAGTAAAGTCTCTACGCTTAGATCCATCTCCAAAAATATAAAAAGGACTGCCTTCTCGGTGAGCTTTATCCCATATACCAATTAGTGTGGCATTTCCCTCTTCTAATTGATGAGGCCCGTAAACATTGTAAAATCTAGCTATAGATCCTTTTAGATCAAAAATATTTTGATACAGTTTAACTGTTTCTTCTGATAGGTCTTTTGTAAAAGTATAAGGATTTTTGTATTTTCCTGAATGATGAGAGGAACTACCTGCAAAAACTAAAGGTATTTCCAATTCTCTGCATAACTCACAAACATAAAAAGTACCAATAACATTGTTTCTAGCATATAAAATAGGGTCAGAAAAAGACGGCTGTATTCTTGCGGATGCAGCTAAATGCACTACAGCTTCTACCCCTTCTACTATAGTTTTATTTATGCCGTAAGCTATATCAGAATGATAATAAGTTACCCCGTCTACTTCGTTTACTTCTTTACCTGTAGAGTAATTATCTATACTTATAACTTCGTGGCCGTCTTCTATAAGTTTTTTACACAAGTTGTAACCGACAAATCCTGCTCCTCCTGTAACTAATAATTTCATTTGTTTTGTCCTTGGAAGTTTTTCTTATCATTTATAAATATAACCATTGACTTTCTAATAGTTATGGGATTTTCACAAGTTGGTATATAGTCGAACATCGATTGAATTATTTCATAATCCTCTTGATTAAATAGTCTTGAATCGATCAATATAGAAGTTTCATGATATTTAAAATCTGTTATATTTTTTATTCTATCTTTTAGATTGAATAAAGTTCTAGGCTGTTGTTCCTCTATATATTGTTCAACTTGTTTTTTCGAACAGTCAGTATAAATAGTGCTGCACCAAGGCTCTAAATCAAATAATAATGAAGGAGGGCAATATTTACATACTATACCTATATCGTATTTTGGTTTAATTGTAGGATGTAAAAATTCTGAAAGAAGTACATTTGTACCCCATTTTCTAATAAAATTTCTTTCGTTTTTTGAGTTTGTTTCTTTCCATTCTGGAGAATCAACTCCCGTGTCGCCTCCTGAGTGTTTGTTAAATCTACTACCTCTAGAAGTAAAGTGATAAACTAACCCTTCCCAAGTTTGAATCAACTTGTAACCATTTAATTCAAATCTGTAAAATAAATCAGTATCTTCTCTGCTTTGTGGAGCAAACAATTCATCATGACCGCCAACAGCAAGAAAGTCTGATTTATACATACACCAAGGAGCAAATATTCCTAGGGTTGTTAATTTTTTATGTTTTGGTTTGTAATCATTTTTTAACCAATTTAAAAATCTTTCATAGCTGAAATCTTCAACTTCTGTACCTAAATCCACTAAAACTTTTTCTGAGCCATCTGGATGTATGGGAGGCTCGGCCCTAGTAGCACTAACAACTCTACCTTTCTTTAAGTGTTTTAAAACTTGATCATCTAGATCTGGTGCTGCCACCATATCTGCATGAAAAGCCATTATTATATCTGTTGGAGCCATCTCGATGCCTTTATCGAACATTCCAACTATTCCTATTCTTTCTGGTCCTTCATTTTTGTAAGTTGATAAAAATTTATCATCTAAAGATTCAATCCATTCTGAAGTTCCGTCAGAAGAAGCATCATCCAAAATTAAAATATGATGATTTCCTTTTAATTTTTTTAAAGAATCATAAGATAATTTTAAAAATTCTAAATTATTTCTTGCTGGAATTACAAATGTAATAGATTTCATTCAAATGTTTTTTTAATTTTTATAATATCCCCTTCTAGGGTTAATTGCGCACCTAAGTTTTTGATTAGTTTTTTTAAAGACTTTAAGCAATTGACCCTAGAATTACTACCTGAATATTGATAACTCAAACCTTTTATATGAGATATGATGCTACCATCTTTCTCTAACAAATAAAAATAGTTTTCAAAAACTTTAACAACATCCTCTAAGGATTCAGCATAACTTGTTATATTATTATCTAATATATAATTATAACGATTAGGTAAATTACCTAAAGAGTCACTATATTTATCCAAAATAAATATTTGATAATTTTGTAATTTTAAATCATCTGCATTTCTTTTCTCTGGTTTTACCACTGTAACGCTATCAATAAGTTTTATTTTTTTTGAAAACATAGTTGCAACAGATGAGTTGCCAGTGCCTATATGCAAAACTTTTGTTGAATTTTTTACTCTGCTTTCTAGCCAAGAATTAATATCATCTTGATCTTGAGTGCTATCATTTACCCAAGTGAGATCTGTTTCGCAAAGTTCTCGACTATATAACAACTTTCGTGAAATTATTTCGTTGTAAGTTACAAAATTTACCTTTCTTTGATTTAAAATAGATTTTAATGTTTTTTTGAATTTTAAATAGTTTTCGTCACTCCATGTATTTTTATTTGATTTTCCATTTATATGAGATTGAAAATATACAAAATCCTCAAAATCGTTAAATAACTTTAAATTTTCACTTTGAATATCAGTATTATGGCCGAAAATTTTATGATTTCTAAAAAATATGTTAGAATTAGATTTTTCATGACCAGCTATATATTCAAAATTTTCTTGAACCACATCGAAAGAACCCTGTGTTGCATCCCACCCGCACATTCTCCAACCTTTTGGTCTTAAACCCACTTTATCCCACTCGTTTAAGCACAAATCAATTCTGTGTTGAGCCTCTTTATAATCTAGATCGTAAAATTCACATTCTGATGAGTGTCTAAAGTAGAATGGTCTGTCATGAAAATGACCATGTGCAGCTAATTCAATCCATTCTTTTCTGCTCCAAAAATCAATCCAATCTTTATGCTCTGATATTGGAAAATTTCTATGATAATTAGACGGTATAAACAAAACAAACTTACATCCAAACTCTTCGTTCAATGATATTAATTTATTTACAGATTCATCTCCCTCCACCCCCCATCCTTTTTCTGGATGAAGATCATCAATAGCTATAACTACATTTAATTTTTTTTTGCTATCTTTTAATTTTTTCACAATACAATTTATGAAATTTATTCAAAAAAACTTCTTCGTGATAATGCTTATTATACAGATCTTTTGTTTTTTTACTACAACTTATATAAAAATCTTCATCATCTTTTAGTAATTTTACAATTTTAGATGCTTTTTCCAAGTCTCCGTAATCGACAGAAAGCTCTGGATGTAAAATCCTTTGCGTATCTAAATATGAATAGCCAACACAAGGTATTCCTAGATATGAGCAATTTAAAGAAAATGTGCCAGCAGCAAAAGTCCTCATCATGTGTATTCCTAATTTTCTTTTAGACAACTGATGAATCCAATCACTCCAAAGAGTATAAGGCAAGTGATTTATTCTCAATCCCAACTCCTCTTTTTTAAATCTAGTCTTTTCTCCCATTATAGGAGCATATATTTCATCACTATAGTTGAAAGCTAAAAAGTAAGAATCTATTCCTCCATACCAACTAGAGCAATTACCACCAATCATAACCCCAGACCTTTCGTCAATTGAACATATTTGGTCTTGTTTTATTTGGTCTTCAATCATTAAAGAAGGCAACTTATATACTTCTTTACTAGGAAATAAACCTTTATAATATTTAATGTCTTCTTCATTGTGAGCAAAAATAAAATCAGCTTGATTTAAATTTTCTAAATATACCATTTGATCACTTAAGGGGTAATCTTGATAATACCAGTTTGGACCTTCTTGCATTACCGCAACTTTTTTGCATCCTTTTTTGTATTTAGAAACATTTACGCGAGAAGGATTATTTTTAGGAGTTATAACAATACCTAGGTCAAATTTTTCTTCTTTAATAAAAAAATTTAATGGAAAGTTATAAGCTTTTAAAGCTATCATCCACGAAACATCTGTTCGAGCATTTAAACAATCTCTATCAACATATCCAGCTTCCTCAGTCTCTGTAAAAAATACTATTTTCATATGCTATCATACAAAGAATTTTGTTGTCTTTGTTTATCTATGTGTTTTACGTGAAGTATAGAGTAAAGTTCTATTGGTTTTTCTTCTATTCTTGCTTGATTATTCGCACCTGTTAAAATTTCATGAACTTTATTTTTCCACCTTATATCTCCTTTTGTTGAGACAAAACGAGATTGAAAATCTGGAAAACCTTCCCAGCCAAGTTCATTTATACTCCAATTAAAATTTTTTATATCTTCTTCTGTTGCGCCTTGAACAATATTTATTCTAGGAACCCAAAGTAAATCAACCTTCTTTTGAGAGGCTACTTGTCTTAATATATGTATAAGGGATGGAGGTATTTGTTCGTCAGCATCAATTTGAAATAAATAATCTTTTGTAGATAAATTAAAAAGCTCGTTTTTAAACTCAGAAAAATCATTTTGAAAATTAAAAAAATTAATTTTTAATCCACATAACTCACAATGATCTTTTATCTCTTGCGTTACTTTATTTTCATCCGCTAAAATAACTATTTCTTCTTGCGGGTAAATATAAGGCTGTAAAGAATTTATTAGCCTTTTGAATTCAAAAAACTCGTCTGCGACAGTTATAGCAAAAGTAATCATAAACCTCTGAGCCAAAAATTATTTGACCCAGAGGCATACTATGACCTCAAGGAGCTTAATCCCTGACTTCTCTATTTTAAGATTAAGTTTGTTTTTATCAACTAATCTTCAGAGATTTCTTCGTCAATTTTACCTAAAATAAAAGCTAAGGTATCATCGGGAGTAAAGTCAGGATCTTGCGAATCCTGCTCCTCTGTTATTATTGTATATAATTCAGCCATAGTGACTGTATATACACTAATAAAAACGAAAAGGAACTATTTATAACAATAAAAATTGTAACTTTTTTGCTCCACCTTTGAAAAACCGATATGCTTAAGATAAGCTAATAAAGTTTCAGCTTTTGGACCTGCTAATGTTATTCCGTCGCAATGAATTACTTCAAAAACTATAGTTTTTACATTTTTTAATAAACTACCTTGTATAGAAAGTATATTTAGAAAATCTAAACCTTCAGTATCTATTATTAGATAATCAGTTTCATTGTATTTACGCAAAAGATTAGAGGGCGTTGTCGTTTTTGCTTCAAAAGACTTTAAGTTAGAATGATGACAATGAGCTTTAACAAAGTTTGGATAAACTGATGCCCAACCTGAAGTTTCTTTTTCTTCTTCTTGAAAGAGTTCTATTTTCCTACCTCTAATATCTACAGGTATAACAGCTAACGTTTCATGTGTTACATGAGAAAAATCTTTATATATCTGTTTGCTTGCCTCTATGCATTTTGGATTTGCATCAACAAGGACAGCAGATTTTGCATTTTTTATTAAGTCTGAATGTTCGTCGTCGCCAACATTACAACCGATTTGAAGTATATTCATATACTATATTATAATCAACCCTCGCAAGAATTACAATCAAGAATTGATCTTGCTAATTCTTGACTAGGATTAGCACTTCTCTGATAATAAAAACTCTTAACTCCTTGCTCCCAACCATATATCAACAACTCGCTAACTTGCTTAGGTGGACATTTAGGAGCAATCATAACATTTAAACTTTGTCCTTGATCGATATGTTTTTGTCTTTGTGCTGCTTGAATTACAATTTCTTTTTGTGAAATCTCTCCAAAAGTCTTAAAAACTGATTTTTCTTCATCTGATAAAAAATCTAAATGCTGAACAGATCCACCTTTAACTAGAATAGATTTCCAAGTAGTCTGATTATTTTTACCTTTGTCTTCTAAAAGATCCTCTAAAAATTTGTTTTTAAAAGTAAACTTACCTTTTGCTAAATCTTTCGTAAAGTAATTACTATTAAGAGGTTCTATCGATGGAGAAACTTGACCAAGTATAAATGAACTGGATGTTGTCGGAGCTATCGCCATTGTTGTTACATTTCTTCTTCCATAACCTCTTAGATATTCTGGCTCTCCAAACTCTTCTGCTAATTCGTGAGTAGCTCTGTCAGCTCGATCTTTTATTATGCTATGTATTTCAGCATTCAAAAATTTAGCTTCCATACTTTCAAAAGAAATCATTTTTGATTGTAGCAACGAGTGCCATCCTAACACACCCATTCCTAAAGCTCTTTGTCTTTTAGCAAAGTTATGACAAGATTTCATAAAAGGAATATTTTCTGTTTTGTATATATACTCCTCCATGACAGCATCTAAAAATTTAACTAGAGTTTCTACAGCATCAGTTTCTTTTATTTCATCCCACCGAAGCAGGTTAAGAGAAGATAAACAACAAACAAAAGATTCCTCCTCTGATGAGTGAAGTGCTATCTCGCTACAGAGATTTGATGCATGTATTTTTAACTCTTTATCTTTATAACATTCTGGAGCTTGCTTGTTTGCATTGTCTGTAAAGAATATATAAGGATATCCAGTTTCAAATCTTTTCTTTATAACATTTGCCCAAACTTTTCTTTTATCCTTGTCTCCATCAACCATTGATTGCATCCAATCATCGTCAATACAAACTGCAAAAGACATCTCTTGAATTGGATTTCCTTCACTTCTAATTCTAAGAAACTCTTCTATATCTGGATGGTCAATAGGAAGATAAGCAGCAAAAGATCCTCTTCTAACGTGACCTTGAGAAACAATAGATGCTACCTTATCAAATAACTCCATAAAATAAACAGCCCCAGCAGATACTCCGCCAACACTGATGGGTACACCTCTACCTCTAAGAGATCCAAAATAACCAGAAGTTCCTGATCCATGTTTTGTTTGCATTCCAACCTCAGCTTGTTTTTCTAAAATAGAATGCATTTTATCCTCAATGTAGACACCATTGCAAGAGATTGGAAGACCTCTAGATCTACCAAAATTTGACCAAACTGGGCTAGCAAGAGAATAAAATCCTTGCTTCATATAACCTTCAAACTTGTCGGCAAAACCTCCTTGTTTTAAGTATTTTTCAGCAGCTTCAGCTATGTCTCTAATTCTTTTTTCTGGAGTTTCTCCTTC